GTGTCTCAGGCCAAACTTCTTCCCAGTTGTCAACCGGTACAGCCTGCTCGAATGGGATGACAACGTGCCAGTGAGGATTGTCTTCACGATGCGACCAGGTTGTGTACGCGAAGTGAATATACGATCCGATATCACAATTCTCAAACGCTTCACCGTCAAGGTCGGCGACTAACGCCCAGATGTGCGACACGTTGCGATTGCCTCGCGTTGTGTACTCACGATAGGTGACAGGCGAGTACAGCGAGCCATCAGACTTCTTGTCGTGTTCTTCATGTTTGCCGAGCATTGAAGCAAACTGCATCCACGATTCGGCGATGGTCTTTGGATAGACAGATTTGACCGATGGGAACCCGACGACTTCAAACATTGTGCAGAACCTCCGACTTCAAGGATAGCGAATCCTCAGCCGATTACAAGTATCAGCCGATGCCTAGATCCTTTACCACACGATCCATACCTTCTAGATATTGTTTAGCGATCTCGTTCTTGCGTTTGCGGACGGTCGGCCAGAAGAAGTAACCAGACTGACCTCGATGTCGCAAGAACTGTTTGGTCTTCGATGTCGCACCACCACCAAACTCGGCACCGAAGAACACATCGGCGCGGGTCACTGGTTTCTTGCGTCGACTATTCGGACGAGACTTTGAGATGAACGGTTCTTTGCCACGCAAAGAGATGGTTGGAATGCGGTCATTCTTTGCTCGTAATCCTTTGGCAACTTGTATCGCTTGACTGGCTCGACTAACGGTGCCAGCTTCAATGCGAACCGAACCTTGCAGATCTTTGGCGATTGTGTAAGCGACCTTGCGCATCTCTTTGTTGAACTGCGGAGATGCCTTCGAGAACTTGCGCAACATCTCAAACAAGTCTTTGACGACGACCGTGTTGCCTGCGACAGCGGCTTCACCAGCACGACCGAGAGTTCCACCTGTGTCGCCTGGCAGATTCGGGAATGCTGAGAATGCCATCAGTTGATCCTTTGCGGTGGGTTCATCTTCACACTCTTCCAGCGCAGATAGCCGAGCATCGTGTAGAGCATTCTAGGTGATTCTTGCAGAAGTAAAGATGGAGCGATGTGAGTCTCACACGCTAAATATGCGATCAGCCAGTGGGCTGAGGATTCTCCAAAGGGTTGATCACCGCAGAATCGGTTCCAACCTCCACACTCTCAATTGTTTCAATCCATTCTTCAAACTTCATCGCAGTGTTCTTCGTGCGTTTCGTTGCGTGCCACGCCAACCATGCAAGGTCGGTGAGGCGTAGTTCTGTTTGAAAGTTTGCGACCGAACGATTCTTTTCTGTTTCGAATGCGATGAAGTCGGCAAACTGTGCAGACACTTTCGTGGTGACAGAGTCCAGCGTAGTTACTTCTAGATTGATTTTCATTCTTACCTCCTGATTGTTTACTTAAGAACTATGCGATTGCTTTCGTGATCGTTCCGCTGATTGGCCACGTTACGTCCGCTGTGTTTAGCTCGCCCACGGCGCCGTTTACTGGAGTGAACTCGGTGCAAAGTACAGAGAAGGTGTAGTGAGGCGAAGCCGTTCCTGCTGCTGCTGTTCCTGCTGGTTTCACAATCATCGTCACTGCGGTCGAGCCAATCAATGGCGTGATGAGTCCGTCAATGGCGTTGTAGTCATTGTGCAATGAGAGTGTCACCGAGTTGTCGATCAATCCTGACACGCGGGTCACTGCGCCACCACTGCCGAACGAAGTTGTTGGAACTTCGGCTGCTGAGGTGCTTAGAGTTATTGCAGCCACGCTTGAGGTGATATCTGTGCCATTCAAAGAAACATTTGAGTTGAGAAGGACTAACTTTGCCATGATTATTTATCTCCTGCCGTTTCGGCTTTCGAGGTTGGTTTATCTGCCACCAAGACTATGCGACCCGATGCCAGTAGAGAGTCTAGATGGTCAACTTCGTTGCCATCAATAGTGGCTGGATATTGTTTGTCTAGAACAGTGAAGCCTTCGACTATCTGATACTTTGCCATGGGCTAAGCATACACCACGACACGAAAGTCAACCGTCAGATAGGTCGTGTCGTTCGCGTCAACGGTTGAGATGTTGGATGCCTCTTCAACAATCAAGGTTTGGGCATATCCGCCGAGTGTTTGGTCGCCTTCGATTGCGGCACGAATCCCGCTGTCGTAAGACAGATAAGTGTCGAGCAGGTTCTGTGATGTGCGTTCAGCTGCTCGTCCGACGATCACACTGACGGTGAAAACATGTGTGACAAGTCCTCTGCCCATCGCGCCGTGGTAGGTGATTGATTCCAGTGTCGGCCATGCAAGTCCGCCGATTGATGGGTTCACCTGGTCGGGTTGTTGTGCGAATGCGCGAAGGTTCGTGATTGTTGCGAGACGGGTCTGCAATCCTGTTTTGAGTTCGGTGACTGTTGCGGTCATGCAAACATTCGCATTCGGCGATAAGGCTCGACAAGTTGTGCGACATCTGGGTCGAGTGCGCGTGTCACTCTTATCGCACCTAAGTCTCCGAAGCCGGCAACGCCGAGCGGTGAATCGTAACGCTTAAAGATTCTTGATGCCTGAATGATCACCGCTTGTGTGATCGGTTCCGGTACTGATGGCCAACCGTAGATCGCGGTGAGTTGCACGAGTGCTTCTAAACCGAAGTTTGCGTTCAAGGTTGGGAACAAGAAGTCACCAACTGCACGGATGCGTGTGAACGGAACAGTGAGTCCGTCCAAGATTCCGTTGACAGGTTCTAGTTGATAGTCAGTTGGTGTGAACGTGACATCAAAGTTGCCGTCTGCATTTGTTTGTGTTTTAAGTGTGATTGCAGTCGATGCGATGTCGTCAATCTCGCACACGAATGAATCGGCTGCGGTGAACAGTCTGACCGTCGCCGATCCGTATTGCCAGAACTGTCGATTGGCATAGCCATCAATTAGTCGTGACGCTGCACCTGCACAGTTGTCAATCAGTTCGTCGTCTTGTGTGTCGGCTGTACCGATTCTGAGGGCGGCCTTCACCTGATTGCGAGTTGCGTAAGAATTAACTAGGGCCATGGTCTTCCTATTCTACTTCACAGTCTTGATGAGTGTACTCGGCGATGAACTTATACATCTCAAGGTCGGCTTCAGTTTCAGGATTTGATGAGAGACGGTTCGGTCGAATATCGTTCACCAACACTTGAACACCTGAAGGTTTGAACCATCGCGCACCATGCACATGACACTTCCACCAGAACGCCCAGTCTGACCAATACACATCTGGATACCCACCTGTCCGTTCCCAGATATCTTTCGTGAACCAAGACGGTCCCATAACATGATTCCGCATCGGTTCAGTTGCAAAGAGTTCAGGTGCTGAAGGGTTGACACCGACATTCGACATGAACCTGATCGTGTTAGCAATAACATCAAAGTCACCTTCTGGGATACAACTGAAAGCATCAGGATAGAACCTGTCATCCATCGCAAGACCAGCAATCCAACCTTTATCAATAGTTGCTATCGCCGCGTGAAACATCGCATTACAGGTTCGAGTCCGACACTCAACCAGCCGACATGGCAAGTCAACAGCACCGCAATCATCGTCAGGATGGTAAGCAACAACAATGTCATCAGCTGGTGGATCTAATGCTTGCACCGAATCCCACCAACCTTGAATCTCATCCTTGAATGCGGTACCCCACACCAACCCGACGACCGTGATCATCGCTTCAGATACCAAGAATCAGGTGCGGTCATTTGACGAATGTAAGAAGGATACGAATCGTCCATGTCAACTTCCCAAAGATCTTCACCACGAATTGAACGACCGACTCGATAGTTCTCGGCCATGAACGCTTCAGGGTTCTCAACCATCAAGTCTTGATGAGAGAACGACCTCATCTTGTTAGCAGCCCATTGCGGTCCACCCATCCACGACACATGCCAACCTGAAAGCAACTGAGGCATGATATAACGATTAGATCTCATTGATTGCGCATCACCTTTACGTTGACCCCACGGACCCGCAACCATTGTGTGTTCATCGGAGAGTCGCCAATACGCCGACATTACTAGACGTTTCATCATGTAGCCATACCAACCAGACTTCAGAGTTTCTATATCGTTCGGCGACCAGATCTCATCGCAGTCGGCAACGGTCACAATGTCTTCGTCTTCTGGTGAGAACTGTCTTAAAGCAGTGAACAGATGATTGCGTTGTTCACATTCTGCTTCCCAACTACGAAGCGAAGTATCAGGTTCATAGATCTCATATTGGATTTTGTCCCTCCACTTGTAAAACCTATCCAAGTCAATGCCATGTGGTTTTGGTTGACCCATGAATGTTGTCGCCGATTCGACAATGATGATCTTGTCAATCGCATCTCCGATCTCATTGAGCCGGCATTCCAGCATGTCATGTTCTTGATTGAACAGAATGCAATCAAAGACTCTCATCAATCCCAACTGAGATCTAGTCGGCGTTGCAGATCCCATTGACCCGCGTCAAGTCTTGCGTTGCGAAGTTTGAACAGTTCAAGATTCGCTCTGAAAGTGTCCGCGTTCTTGGCTTGTAAAGATACATCGGACAGAAGTGTTGAAGAGTTGTCGTGCATGATGATGTCTTGTGACTTGCGAATTGTTTTGCCCATACGCACAGCGCGACGCTCGTAATCGTTGTCTTCGAAGTATGCGGGATGGAATGCTTCGCAGAACAGTCCGACATCTTTCACAACTTCGGATCCGATCCACGCGCAAGCCCACTCTGGTGAACCAGTGAGATGAATCTCATCTCGATCGCATCCGTTCCAGAACTTCTCTAGTTGGTCTGGTAAGAACCAGGCGTCCGAGTTGAGAAGAATCCAACCAGATGCGAACGGTGTCATCTTGATACCAAGATTCCAAGATGTCGCCACACCAAGATTGCTCGGCATGTTCATGATGTAGGTCTTGCCGTGACGACTGTTTCGTGGCATCATCAAACAGTCCTGCTCGATCTTGCCTCCGTTGTCAATGATGATGATCTTCTCAACTGGGAAGTCAAGCGAATCAATGCACCGTTCAAGTAGGTCGTATCGGTTGAGAACTGGGATGATTACGACCGGCACCATGCGGACAACTCCTTCATCGTTGGCTTCCAATGCTGTTCAAATACTGTGTCGGCTCCGTACCCTAGGGCATGGGTGATTGCCTGCTCAGAACGCCCTCTAGGCGCGTCATACGCCGATTTGAGAGCATTCACGATGTCAGGCACTGACGGTGTGAAGAACCATGACTTCTGTGCCGCATCCCACCATGGCTGACCTTCAACCGTCCAGCCGTCGCCGACCAACTCAGGTTGTGCGGTGAAGTTTGAGACAATCACTCGACATCCACACGCTTGCGCTTCAATGACTGGAATGCCGAACCCTTCACCCATTGAGCAAGCCAACAGAACATCTGACGCCGTGTACATCGCAGCCATCAGATTCTGTGGCAAACCGTGCCGATACGCGTACTGGTCAACGATTTTGTACTTATCTGAACTGACTCCGCAAGCATCAAGAAGTTGAATCAGATTGATACCAGACATCGCACCCATCGGTTCGGTGTAGAGATACAGCACCGCATCAGGATGATCTTTCGCAAAGATTGAATACGCGAGCAGATTCTCTGCCCATGCCTTACGCGCAGGCTGACTGCCTTTATTCGTTGCGACCATCAAGATAACGAATCTGTCTTCTTCCCATCCCATGAACTTTCGGCCAGTCATCTTGTCACCATTTGCTAACGCAATATTTTCAGTCGGTTTGAACACAGGTTCAATCGCGTGAGGAGCATAGAGATGATCAATGCCTGCGATGTTCAACATTCGTGAACCAAACTTTGACATTGCGATCGGTTTCACATTTTCACGCGCACACCATTCCAACACATCAGGCGGTGCCGGTTGATGATCGATTGGAACCCATGACGCGATATTCTTCAACTCTTTCAACGAATCCGATTTCAACACCCACACATCAAACAAAGTCATCAACAATGTTGGTGTCGAAAGATCTTGACTTGCCCATTCCATTGTGTGCGCAACCACAACATCGTCGCTGTATGTCGCGAGTCCTTGTGGATACATTTTGAAAC